GAAGCACTTCCCCGCCGCAGTGCAGCATGTCCTCGGCACCCTCGACCCGCGGATACCGGGCCTGGGCGCGTGGCAGGCCATCGAAGCCGCCACCCCTGCCCCGGACACGGTGGTCGACCTGTCCGCCTCTCACTTCGCGGGCGAGGCCGCCCCGGCCGCTCCGCCCGTTTCCAGCCAGTCAGCCGATCAGCCAGCCGGAAGGGGCTTGGACATGGACCTGACCGACGACCAGAAGGCCAAGCTCGCCAAGCTCCTCGAACTGCCGCAGGAGCAGATCGACGCGATGGCTGAGGGCCTGGTCCTGACCCCGGATGAGCTGGCGCTGATCGCCGGGGACATCGACACGGACCTTGACAGCGAAGCCGGAGACGGCGGCGAGGAGGAGGCCGGCGAGGAGCCGGATGACATCGCCGCGCAGATCGCCGCCATGTCTGATGAGGAGTTCGCCGCCCTCGAGGCGGAGTACGCCGCCGAGCAGGCCGCCCAGGCCACCACCGAGAACGAGCACCAAGAGGAGCGTGAGCCTGTGGCCGCCGCCCTGTCCGCCGAAGCCCAGTTCGCGATCGACCTGGCCAACGCCAGGGCCGAGGAAACCCAGCGGGAACTGTCCGTGATCACCGCCCGGCTCCGGGAGCAGGACTACCAGGCAGAAAAGCGCAGGCTCGCCGACCTGGGCGTCCCCCCGTACATCACCGAGCTGGCCCGGCCGCTGCTGGAGGGGAACGGCCGGACCGTCGAGCTCGCGAACGGGAAGACCGCGGACGCCGGGCAGATCATGCGGCGGGTACTCACCGAGTACGCCCAGCAGGCCCGCCTCCTCGACCTGGACGTGGAACTCGGCTCCCCGATGGACGCCCCGGAAGACGCCGAGGTCGAAGAGAAGGCCCAGGCGTCCCGATCCGACGTGGTGTCCCGGTTCAAGTCGATGACGGGCCTGCGGTAGCCATGGCCCGCTATGTCGTGGTCACCACGACCACGGTCGCCGGGTCGGGGTACACGTCGCCTGCCCGGACGGTCCGCCAGCACGAAGTGCTTGAGCTGTCCACGTCCGAGGTGAGCGCGATCGGCAGCGGGAACCTCCGCGCCGTCACCAGCAGCACGGCTCATGACCAGCTCGGCGAGTCCGCCGGCGTGTCCAACGGAAACTAGGAGGTAGCCGCCGATGACCGCGGTACTGCCGCACTACACCAGGGGCCCGGCCAACTACCAGGCCTCAGCCCTCATCTACGGCGGCCAGTTCGTGACGCCGACCACCGCGACCGCGGGCACGACGGACCTGACCGTCAAGCCGTCGGTCGGCGGGTCCACCTCAGCCGGGGACGTCTTCGTCGTCGGAGTCGCCGGCGCCGACGCGAACGTGATCAGCACGCAGACCGGCGCTGCGAACGGCTACGGCCAGCCGCTGATCGACATCAGCGTCCTCGGCGACTACGTGCCCGTCTATTCCGGCGGGTGGGACATCTGGGTGTGGTACGGAAACGCGGCCAAGCCCGGCGAACTGCTGTGCGTGGGAGCGGCGTCCGGGGTCGCCTGCAACGGGTGCGTCTCCGGGATCAGCCAGTCCCCGTACGGCAAGAACGACGGTTCCCAGGCGATCACCGCCGCGTACAACAACATCGTCGCCCGCTGCACCCACCCCGGCGGGGTATCGAGCGGGATGCTCACCCAGCAGATCGGCGGCACCGGGGCCGCGTCCTACTTCCTGGGCCGCGCCCGGGTCCTTTAGGAGGGACTGAGAAATGCCGACCGGCGCTAGGGGCTATTCGGACGCTCCGCGGATTACCGTCAACGAGCTCCTCAAGGATCCGTTGGTGATCCCGGCGCTCATCCTGGACATCACGCAGAACGAGTTCATCATGGACTCGGTTCTCCGCATGGGCGGGGCGGCGCCGAGCGGCGCTGTGCGGTACAGCGAGTCCACGCCGCTGTACGCCGATGATTTCCCTGAGATCCGCCCTGAGTTCGGCGAGGTGCCGGTCGTCCCGACCAGCATCGGCGTGCCCCGGGTGGTGTTCACCCACGAGCGCGCGATGGCCATCATGGTCAGCGACGAGATGCGCCGCCGGCAGGCCATCGACCCGGTGACGCGGCAGTTGCTGCAGGTCAAGAACACGATGGTGTACTCGTGGAACACCGCGTTCTACTCGGCCGTCGTCGCCAACGCTTCCATCCAGACCCTGGCCGTCGCCAACCCGTGGGCGTCCGCCTCGGCGACCATCCGCGCCGACATCGCGCAGGCCGTCTACCTCGTGGAAAACGCCAACATCGTCTCCCCGTCCGGGGTGACGCAGTGGCTCGGGTTCGAGGCCGACACGCTGATCATCAACCACGGCACCAAGAACACGCTGCTCCAGTCGAGCACCTTCGCCGCGCCGTACATCGGCGACATCGCGAGCGAGAACCTGCTGTACACGGGCACGCTGCCGCAGAAGATCTTCAACCTGGACGTGCTGGTCTCCCGGCAGGTCCCGGCGGGAAATGCCATTATCATGCAAAGGCATAGGGCGGGATTCTATGCCGATGAATTGCCTTTCATTTCTTCTCCGCTATATCGGCAGGAGGAAAGGAAAGTCTGGCGTTCTGATGTTCAGCGCAGTTCTGCCGTCGGCCTCGACCAACCGCTTTCGGTGGTTCTGCTGAGCGGTGTTTAGCAAAGCCGGAAAAGGCAAAGGAAAGGGTAATAGAAATGGCGGATGCCGCAACCGCTACCCAGCCCCGGCCGCTCACCGAGGCGGAGCAGAGGACCCTCAACGACCTGCTTGCCCGCGCCTCGGCAGACAAGGGGCCGGCGACCCGGATCGGCGAGCCATACGTGGCGCTGATCAACTTGTCCGTCCCGCGCCGTGGCGACGCCAAGGACCGGCAGACCGACCTCGTGTATGCCGGCGAGACGATCTACCTGACCGAGGAAGAGGCCCGCGCGTTCAACCGGCACGGCGTACGTGACGGCAGGCAGATCGAGGTCGTGCGGAAGCTGTCCGGCCCGGACGGCAGTCACGAGCCTGTGCCGAAGGTGCCGCCGCGGGCCGTGTCCGGCAAGCTGTTCCGCCCGACGACCCCGCCTCCCGGCTCGGACGCGCCCCGCCCGGACCCGGAGGGCTCGTCCGCGATCCAGTACCTGTCTGAGACACCCGCCCCGGAGGGGTCCGAGCCTGCCCGGCCGGAGCCGTCTGAGATGGCGGACAACCTGCGGGCCGCGCAGGACGCTCTGGATCTCCCGCCGCGGCGGGGCGGGCGGGGCGGGAGGTAGGCCGTGGCTATTGCCGGGGTGATCACGCCGAGGTCGGTGCCTGTGCGGTGCCCGCGGTGCTGGTTCACGGCGCCGCTGACGCCGTACGCGGCTTTGACGTTCCGGTGCGCCCGGTGCGAGTGGCCGTTCACCCTGGCCGCTGCCACGGCGCCCAATCCGTCGGTGCCCGCGTCGGGCACGGCGTACACGAACACGTCGGGGACGGTCCTCGCGGTTTCCCTGTCCGGGGGGACGGCCAGCGCGGCCAGTGTCTCCGGCACCAGCCAGGGCCTGGCGGCCCCCGCGGCCCCCGTAGTGGCCGCTGCGGGCACGGACGGCAGCATGACCGCCGGCGTGTACCAGGCGGTCACGACGTACGTGAACGCGAACGGGGAGACCATGGCGTCGGCCGCCGGGTCGGCGACTATCTCAAGCACGAAACACCTGACGGTGCCCTCGCCGCCCGCTGTTTCGGGGGCGACCGGGTGGAACGCGTACGTGACCGTGCATGACGGGTCCACGTTCAAGCTGCAGAACGGCACGCCGACGGCGATCGGGACGGACCTGACGCTGACCGCAGACCCGACGACCAGCGGTGCGCAGCCTCCCACGGCGAATACGACGTTCGGGACGATGCTGGTCCCCGCCGGGGGCACGATCACGCTGACTTATGCCGGGTCAGCGCCGACGTGGACGGTGGCGCTGCCGCAGACGAGCGGGTCGGTGTCGGCCGGGGGGGCGGCGTTGCCGTTCGCCCAGGGGGCGGGCGCGTTCGCCGTGGGGCAGGTGCTGATCATCGACCCGTCCGGCACGTCGGACGTGGTGGTGGTCAACGGGACCCCGACGGGGACGAGCGTGCCGGTGAACTCGCTGAACTCGGCGCACGCGTCCGGGAAGTCCGTCAGCGTCGCCGTGGCCAGCCCTGCCCTGTCCGGCGCCGGGCTCGAGAACGTCCCGGCGACGGCCTACTAGGGGGGTGCCTGATGCCAGCTGTGCTTGACCAGGGCGCCGCCATCCTCCAGGACCAGGTGTTCGCAAGCATCTACGACGAGGCGGCGCTTATGGCTGTCAGCCTGAACAAGTTCGTCGTCACGGTCACGACGACGGTACCTGCGGGTGCGTTCACCCTGGACACCTCGACCGGGGAACGGCTGGGCACCGGGTCGTACGCGCAGGGCGCCGACGAGTACGGGTCCGGTGCCGGGTCGGCGGGCGGGTCGACGACCTTCATCAAGGGCCAGTTGCTCGTGCTTGATTCCGGCACGCCGTCGGCGTTGTACGCCTGCCTGAACGGGCTGGGGGTCCTGCGCGCCTACGTCGATGAGAGCGACGCCGTGGGACGCGACGGCGTATCGAACTGATGGGAGCGCGATGATCCAGCAGCCAGCACTGCCGGCCAGCACGGTCGCGGTCACGAACACGACCGGAGGCACCGCCTACGTCACGATCACGGGCGGGACCGTCACCCATATCGCGGTGAACGGCTCCGACGTGGCCACCGCGACGAACTACACGGCGACAGTCCCCGCAGGGGCGACGATCGCTGTCACCTATTCGTCGGCGCCTGCCTGGTACTGGTCGGCGATCACCCCCGCCGTGCCCGCGTCCACTGTCGCCGCGGCGAACACGACCGGGCAGGACGTCACGGTGATCATCGCCGCGGGCACGGTCACCCACGTGACCGTCAACGGCACCGACCGGGCCACGTCCAGCCCGGCGAACGTGATGCTCCCCCCAGGCGCGTCGATCACGCTGACGTACTCGGCGGCCCCGGTGTGGGCGTGGATCACGTACCTGGACCTAGCGGGCCTGGACTCGCTGGGCAGCGCTCACGCGCAGCCGAACACGAACGCCTCGTACTCGCCGCTGGCCGCGCTGCCCTACGCCGTGCACGCCGAAGGCGGCCTAGCCGGATTCGCGGCCGGGGTGGCGAACTGAGATGACCGCTCCGCAGCCCATGCGCGTCCTGAACGACACGCGGATCACCTGGGGATCGCACGCGAACGGCGTGCCGATGACCCGGTTCGTGCGGCATGGCGCTGCGGTGAGCATCGTCCCCGGATCGGCCCTCTACAACGCCTACGGCGGGAGCGGCAATCTCGCCGTCATGCCGACCTACGGGGATGAAAGCGAAGGCGACACGTCGGAGGTAGCCAACTGATGGCCTCACGCTGCGCTCGCCGACTTGCGCCATCGCTTGTAGTGCATGTTGCACATGCCGCGGCTGATGGCCAATCTAGTGCAGCCATTCTCCGAGCACTCCGAAGGCGGTCCGTACCTAGTATTGGCGTTCTGCTCGGCGGCCGTCGCCCAGCGGACGTTGCCGGGTTCGTAGTTCCCGTCGTTGTCTGGATAGCGGTCGAGGGTGTAGAGCGGCTTGCCGCTCGGGTGCTTGCCTTCCGGGCGCGGGCCGATGCTCGCCTCGATGTCGGCGACGAACCGGGTGATGTCGTGCCACGGCTGATGCACCGTGATCCCGCGAGCACCGTAATTCCGATAGGCCGCA